GGTTCGATCACATAGTCTCGTGTGTTCAACCCGTTCTGCTGCCCAGTGAAAGAGAACGCTGCACCGAACCATTGGTTTGGATTCTCAGTGTGAAAAACAATTGGATCTCCTGCTGGTTGCACATAGTATACAAAACTGATGTGGGCACAGGAGTGATAGTGCATTGGAAATGACTGTCCAGGTTCACAGATAGTGAACCAACTCTTAGTTACATTGACCTCAAAGACATCGGTGTCAACATCAAAACTCTGGAGGTATTCCCTCGTCTTCCTACCTATTGCTTTGAAGAAATCATGCAGTCTCTTGTCCTGATGTACAAGAACTTTGCCTGCAAGTTCACCTGTTATCTTTCCATCCTCAGTTGTGAACTTGTGGTTGTCATATGACCTATAGATAGCAGGCAAAAACCCTGGCAGGTCTGTTTCATAGACCGCCAGGGGAGCAAAGGTATGGAAGTTATACACCATACTTATCGAACAACTTACGAATGTTTTGAGTGATACCCATACCACCAGTATATTTTTCTAACAGTTCTCCATTCTCATCAACAATAATCAGAACAGGAGTAGCAGTCACACTATACTTCTTTGCAATGTCCAGATTCTCTTGAGGGATAGGAACATCGCTGAAGTCTTCCAGATAAACTTCTTCAATGACACTGGTGCGCTCATCTTTGAGGGCATTCAGGTATCTCTTGACTAGACCACAAGGACCACAACTGTCCTTGGTAAACATAATAAACTTACTCATCGATCATCCTCAGCACGGTTCTCGGAGTAGTAGATATCAAACTGACCACCAGGATAACGCTTCTCCAGTTTCCTGACATTGGTCTCGATCACTTCCTCAAAGGAAACGCCGAGTGCTTGGGTTGCTTGTGCTACGTACCAAAGAAGATCACCCAACTCAATAATGAGATGCTCTCGATTATCGTCGTTCCAAGGCTTACCTTGGAAAACCATCTTCTTAATGATCTCAAGGAACTCACCACCTTCAGCATTAATCCCAACGCCAGCAGTAAGGAGACGCTCAATATTGGCACCCTTTCCATCAAGTTCAACAAGACGGTCAGCAAGAGCAACAAAGTCTTTAGAAGCATCAGATGTTACGGCATCGACGAAGTGTTCGTAGCGAGAAAAATCAATAGTCATACTAAGAAAATAATTGGAGTGTTTCGGGGAACCAAAGGTAGTCTAACTCAGACTGGGCGAGTGTGTCAAATGCTTGCTCAGGGGTTTCAACGAGAGGGTTGCCAGCAAGATTGAAGCTCGTGTTTAATAGTATACCATGCCCTGTCCGTTTTTTAAACTGCTGCAGAATCTCGTAGAGATGTCCGTCTACTACGGTCTGTACCCTGCAGGTGCCATCAACGTGAGTTACACCAGGGATGATGTCGGTTGTCACTTTATAACACTGGGTCATGAAGCGACTTGCTTGTTTGATGTTGAAGTATAGGTGTGCGTCTTCTTCTAAGACACATGCTGCGAATGGTCTATACCATTCTCTTTTTTTAATTCTGTTTACTATTTCTCTGGCATTTGGGACCAGCGGATTAAAGAGGATGGAGCGGTTGCCCAGTGCTCGCTGTCCAGCTTCAGAGTATCCATCATATACTGCGACACTCTTTTGTCTTTCAAGGAGTTTAGCAACTTCTGACGCTGTTGCGACAAGTCCTCTGAATTGTGATACGTCATACTTCCAGCCGTGAAATGCAGTTGTAGTTAAAGGTCTAGGTTGATTGTCTTTGGTGTTGATTCTCCAGTGGTACATTGCAGTGCCAACAGAGATGCCAACATCAGTTGCCATGGGTTCAAAATAGAATTCTACATCGGGGAAAGTTTCTACTAACAATGTATTAGTTATAATATTCATTGCGTAACCACCCGTAAAACATAACTTTTTAATACCAGTTTTGTCCAATGCCTTACGAACCAGACGAATAATCACGTTTTGTGTATCCTTCTGAACCGCTTTTGCGTAGTCAGCGTAGGGTTGATAGTTATGTTTCGTAATCTCATCAGTGACATCAACTCCCTTCTTGCCGAAGATCTCTTGAGCAATGTCAATGAAGTTGTCAGGACCATATCCATAGAAAAATAGGTTGACATCCCTACAGTGGAACATCATATCATCAACGAAGAGATCGTCTTTGATGTGAGTTTGATTGGTGTCCTGACCATAGGCAGAAAGACCCATGACTTTACCTGCCTGCAAGGCAGTCTCACCCATCATAACAGCACCAGCACTGTAGAGATAACCCAGACCCATCATGCTCTGCCTGTGGACCTCAGCAGTGGGATGGAGTTTCTGCAGACGGTCTGTCTCTGTGGGCAAATCCATCTGTTCTGGGAACAGTTTGATGAAGTTCTTGTAGATCTCTGTGAACCTTGTGCCCTCTGCAACGTAGATAGATTCTGCTTCAAAGGAGAGTTTGTCCAGAGACCCACTGCCATCCACCACAAGCACCAGAGACTTGTCAAACCCGCTGTTGTAGTACGCTCCAGCAGCGTGTGCGAGGTGATGACGCTTGTCCTTGATGACCTTCGGTATGCTGCCATGCTTCTTCTTGTACGCCTTCAAGAACATGTCAAGGTACTTCAGACCACCATCATACATGAACGTCCTATCACCAAAATAACATAGGACAATGAGATCCACAGGATCCTTCACGCGAAGAAGGTTCTTGTAGATCTCAAAGTGATGGAGGTCGTGCTTCTCTCCGCTAAATCTTTCTTCTAGAAAGTAGTTCTTTACCTCTCCGTCGTAGATACAAGCAGAGCAATCATGATTGCCATATTGAATTGCTAGCACCCTCATACTTTTAACCCAGCAAACTTCTCAAACATATCCTTAGGACTTTCGGCAATGAAGTCTTGACCAGAATCTGCAAGGTTTTCCTGGGCAGACTGCTCAACATCATACAGTCTCATTTTAGCACGATCAATGCCAACCACAAAACGCTTGTTTACTGTCGGATCATTGTATCTGTTCTTCAACTGCTTCACCATGATCTGTCCCACCTGTTCAAGGTCTTCAGTTGAAATAAGGGCAAACATAAGATCAGCAGTAGCAGGGAGACCAAAGGACTCAGAAGTGTCAGTAATGTCAACATCACTGCTACCATAACCAGAACGAGTGGTCTGGGTGGCAGATACGATAGGGACCTGGGCTTCGACAGCCAATCCTCTAAGTTCTTCTGCAATTGACTTAACAAGAGTATAGGAATTAATATTGGCAGCCCCTTTGTAACGCGAAGAGGAGCAAATATTGAGATAGTCCACAAATATAACGTCAGGTGTAAAAGACTTCTTAAGTGCGAGATCGTTAAGAAGTGCTCTAAAGTGTCCAACATTTGCAGATGCCGTGGGGTATTCTTTAATTATAAGTTTACCCGTAGTACGCTGTGCCAGTTTGTGAACTTTAGATTCAAACATCATCTTGGGCAGGTTGGCAAGATCCTGAATAGGAACGTTCAAGAGATTGGCGTCGATACGTTCAGCAATCTTCTCTTCAGCCATCTCCATCGTGATGTACAGGACGTTCTTGCCTTGTAGCAAGCAAGCAGCGGCAACGTGACACATAAAGAGAGACTTACCAACACCAGTGCCTGCAAGAGCAATGTTGAGAGACTTATTACAAAGTCCACCCTTTGTAATCTTGTTGAAGAGTTCCAGGTCGAAAGGAATTTTGTCCTCAACTCTGTGGTAGGAATCGTAGCGTTCCTCGTAGTCTTCGATGTAATCATGTCCAATATGATTATCGAACGATACAGCAAGTGCTTCGGATAAGATACCAGGGATAGCACCAGTTGACTTGGTACTATCCTTACCGTCAGCAATCTTGATACTCTCCATGAGAGCAAGATATATAGCACGTTCCTTACACCACTTCTCAGTGGTTGTTAACATCCAATCAAAGTCGGACTGCTCATCCTCAATGGTCTCGATGAACTGCAGCATGGACTTGTGCTGTTCATCAGAGATCGTATCAAGATTACCTACCTCAATCTCCAATGCTTCTTTTGTGGGAGATGCATTGTAGATTTTGTAGTATTCATCGATTACCTTGAAGGTTTGCTTCTCTGTAAACTCAGCAAAGTATTCTGGTTTAATGAAAGGCAAAGCCTTCCGAACAAACTCCTCATTGAGGATGAGGTTCTTCAGTACCAGATGCTCCACTTTGCTCATTCTTTTCCCTCAAGCTGAAATTAAACATTAATGTAATTCTCTTATCCTTGGATCTGTTCGCGGGGGAACTATGTTCAAGATAAGATGGGTAGATGACTACATCTCCAGCGTTAACGTAGAGACCAGCACCTGTTGTCCACTCTTTCAAACCAGGATCAAGTGCTCTGACAATAGACCTGAGTGGATGGTGGTATATATCAGAGTTATTGTTGTCGATGGTTACATAATGGACTGCTGTGTACTGACTTGGAAGAGTGTCTGTTCGGTCAAAGGATTCTCCTGGTAGCAGGACACGAATGGTGGTGCCTGTAATGTATGCTATATGAGTATCATAGCATCCCTGGTCCCTCATGAACTGCTCGATGATGTCAGTATAAGGAATGATAATGTCTTGCAGCGGTTGGAACCAATAGTCAAATGGTGAGGGCATCTCAAACCTGTATTGGTCAAACCTCTGCTGGCAGAAATCAACAAAGTAATCATTGTTCTCTACGTGATACTTGTAGAGAGGGATTGGAAATAATTCTGTTCTCATACTTTATCAGTTCCATACTTATATTCTTGACCAGCAGCCCAGTCAAGTTGCTCCATCACTTCGGGGGTGAAATATTTTTCGGGATCAGCATATACAGCAGAAGGATAAACGGAAGATTCCCCAACAACGACACGATTCCCCTTACGGGTGAATACTCCGTACTTCTCACCCAACTCCAGTAATCCATAATACTTATCAAGTCCCCTTGCGTCATAGAACAACCTCGTTTCTACTTGAGAATTTTCTTTTGTCAG